CCGCAAGATGTATAGCAACATTTGATTCTATACATCACTGCGTCCAGATTCTCAAAGATACCTAGAACAGTAGTTGAACCATCGTAAGGACACACTGAACAGAGCGTGAAATACTCAGGAGTACTTGGTTTACAAGACATAATTAAATGTACATAGGACGAGCGATTGTGAATCACTCAGTAAATAAAGTAGACTTATACTCAATGATTGTTGTAAGAAAGTATATCTTACCCATTGGATGCTACTATATTTAGAGAGTGAATCATGGATGGTTGATTGTATTCTTCAAGAATATATAAAGAAGAATGATGATACAAATTAAGACAACGAATGAAGTCATGCGTTAACAAAAACTAAATGTTTTTTACCCCAATCAGAGTCAATAATTGCTTGCTTTTCTTCTTTAGAATAATCAGCATACAATTTGATTGATTCATCATCATCTAAATCAGATAATTCTTCACATGTTGTAGATTCATACTCATACTTGTCAACGATTTGAGAACAAATTAACTCAACGTAGCACCAAGTTGCCTCGTTTTTATACATATCAATGCTGCAATTATTCTCCAAGAAAATGTTAGCTAAGATCTCAGAACCGCAACAGGTAATAATGTAGTCGGTAATCTCTTCTTCATAGTTATCAAAGAACTTGATGGTGTCAGCATAATATATGTATTGGCTGCACACACCAGATTGACAACCATGATCAACGATTTCCTTTGCTTCCTTGTAATCAATTGTCTCAATGATTTCGTCATAAGCTGATTCAAACTGTTTGCTCATGTTGTTGTTAAATAGTGGACAGAATGACACATATTAGTGTCAACGGAGCTAAAGGGAATTGAACCCTTATCTTATGCGTGACAGGCACATGATTTAACCGTTAATCTATAGCTCCAGAAAAGCACAGTTAATGTTACTTAGCCGTGCGATTGTGAATGTTAATTAGTGAGACTAATCAGTGAAGCCTAATTGATAAGGTCTTTCAGCATTTAGTAAATTAGTGTTAACCCATTTGCCTATAGATGTATCAGGCTTAGAGTTAAACAATAGCTCACGAATTGCATCAGATGCTACATCAAAGTATGTATACTTCTTGCCGTTTGTGAATTCAACTTGAGCGATTCTTTCGAGTTCGTCAACATTTAGCTGGTTAACGGCAGAAGATTTAACGTTGAGTGATTGCATGGTGATTGTGATAAATAGTGAGTGTACAGTTTGTGTTAGTTAGTTACCAAATTCTCATAAGGAACTTGATACATTAAGTCCGAACTATGCAAGATTTCATAGAAACAATGACTATTAAATCG